CCACCGCGGCCACGCTAGCGCACACCGCCGGCCTGCGCCTTCAGGCCCAAACCCATGGCATCGGTACCATCCGCCGGCAGACCGCAAAACGAATCAGTGCCGCCGCCCATAGCGCCGCGCGCGCCGCGCGCCGCACCGCCCACGCCTTCCAAGCGGCCACGGCACCGCTGGCCCGGCTGACAGCTGGGCGCATTCTGCCCGTGCATCTTCAGGCCGTCGTCGGCGCCATCGCGACCATTTTCACGGACCGGACCAGCGGCTTAATCGGCACCATCCGCCTGAAAGGTTCGCAGATCGTCGGCGCCATCGCCGGCAGCAAGGTGCTGCAGGCCATCGCCGGCACCCGTATCAGCCCAGCGCTTTCCGGCAGCCAGGTTGACAGCGATGTGCAGGGGACGGAAACCGATGCGAGCCTGAAAGGGGAAATCGACAAATGACCACTTCCAGCCAGGACTTCACGATCTACGCCGGCGACGCCGCGAACGTGATCTTCACGATCAAGGATGGCGCCGGCAACGCGATCGATCTGTCTGGCGTGACGGAAATCGAATGGAACGCCCAGCGGGATCTGCAGACGGCCGTCGTGATCGACAAGACCAAGACCGGCGGCGCGATCACGCTGGTGGGCGGTGGCACCGGCGGCCAGTTCAAGCTTGCGCTGACCAGCGTCGACACCGCGCCGCTGTCGAACTACTACATCCATCAGGCCCGGATCACTGACAGCACCGGTAACGTGTCGACCGTAACGCTGGGCCGGATGCAAGTCGGCCGCGCGCCGATCGCGACCTATTCCGGCGATCCCGCGACGTCGGCGAAAGACACGGTCCGGTTCTGGGTCCAGGACACGAATTCGCCGTGGAAGATTCAGGACGCGGAAATCCTGTACATCCTGACGCAGTTCACCAATCCCATGCTTGCGGCCGCGAACATCGCGCGATCACTGGCGGCAAAATATGCGGCGATGCCATCGAAGCGCGTCGGCGACTTCCAGATCAGCTGGGGCGAACTGGCGAAAAATTATCTGATGATCGCCGAAAATCTGCAGGCGCAGGGACAGACGCTGAACGTGATCCCATATTCCGGCGGCATCAGCAGGGCCGACAAGGCGCAAGTCCGCGCGAACACCGATCGCGTCGTGCCGCCGTTTCGCGAAAAGCAGTTCGACAATCCGAACGCCGGCAATAACCAGGACGACGGGTGGGATCGGTGACGTTCTTCGCCGAAAACTTTCTGGACATGCTGGTCGACACGATCAGCATCAGCCTGCTGACCGGTCGCGCGGACGATGGTGCACCGACCTATGGCGCGCCGACAACCTACGCCTGCCGCATCAACTATCAGACGCACAATGTCGTCGGGAAGGATCAGCAGCTGGTGGTCGCGCGCGGCGTGGTCTGGATTGCCTGCATCGATCCGCTGAACGCCGATGCCAAGGTCGTGTTTCCGGACGGCACCACGCCGGTGATCCTGGACATCGCTGCTGGCGGCGATGAAAACGGTCCGGCCTACACCAAATTGGTATTTCAGTGACACCGCCGTTCAAAGCCTACCGAACCGCCAGCGGTCGCACTGTCGAACAGACGCTGAAGCAGTACGGCGACAAAGCTGCCGCGGCGCTGGGCAAGCAGCTGTACCGTGAAGCCAACGGCATCATGTCGGCCAGCGGTCCGCTGGTGCCGGTCGACACCAATGCCCTGCGGTCCAGCGGCTATGTGCAGCCGCCGGAACAGGAAGGCAGCCACATCAGCGTTTCTTTCGGCTATGGCGGCCCGGCTGCGAAGATCAATCCGAAGACCGGCCAAAGCACGGACGCTTATGCGTTGTTCGTGCATGAAAATCTGGAAGCCTTCCACAAGGTGGGCAGCGCGAAATATCTCGAGATGCCGTTCGATCAGGCCCGCACCGGCATGGGCAAGCGCATCGCCGAAGGCTTGCGCGCCGATCTGGCTGGCGCAGCGGCTCCGAATTTCGTCTATGGTGGCATAAGCGAAATGGGCGATCCGGAAGCGTAGGCGATGGTAGGAACCGACACACTTGACGCCGTGCAGGCTTCGCTGATCGCCGGCGGCGTTGGCCAGAAGGCCGACAGCAGCGCCGATTGGATGATCTATAAGGGCCAGATGCAGGACAGCGCGCCGACCGGTGCGCCGAACAAGACCGTCGCCGACCGCGCGATCTGCCTGTACGAAACGCCTGGCACGGCACCGCTGGAAGCTTGGCTGATCGATTATCCCGGCGTCCAGATCGCTGTGCGCGGAAAGCCGGACGACTACACCGCAGCGCGCAACAAGATCCAGGAAGTGTTCGCGCAACTTCAGTCGAACGAAGCGCCGCTGGGTTCGGACTTCGTCTATTTCTACGCCCGGCAAAGCGGACCGCTGCCGGGTGGCACTGATGAAAAGCGCCGGCCACATCTGACATGGAATTTTCGCTGCATGCGCAATCGGCCAGCAGCGTGATCCCGCGCATTTTCGACCGTCAGCCATGCTTCATCGTGGCCGGCGGGCCTTCGCTGATCGGTTTCGACTTCACCCAACTTCACGGCAGGAACGTGATCGCGATCAATCGCGCCTATGAATTTCTGCCTTATGCGACCGTGCTGTGGTGGGGCGATGCGATGTTCTGGCGGCCGCATCGCGAAAGGCTTCTGGCGCACCGCGCGCAATACAAGGCCAGCTGCCAGATGCTGTACATGCCCGGCGAACTGCCCACAGAAATTCACGAATATCAGTTCACGGGCCTGACCGGCTTCGATGACCGGCCGGAATGCCTGCGCCACGGCAACAATAGCGCTTATGCCGCGATGCATCTGGCGGCGCATCTGGGCGCTTCAGCGCTGATCCTGCTGGGCGTCGACATGCAGCATGGGCCGGCCGGACAGACGCATTTCCATGGCGGCCATGGGCACAAGCACTTCGCCGAAACCCTGAAGAACACGATGCTGCCGTACTTCGCCAGCTTGGCGCCGGCGCTTGCGGAAAGAGGCATCCGCGTTCTAAACGCTTCAATAGGCAGCGCGCTTCGGGTGTGGCCGCGTTGCACGATCCAAGAAGGACTGACAGCTTATGGGGCAATCTTATCCGACCGTCCTTTCCGAATCGCTGACAATTGATCGGGCTATATCTGGCGAAAATCTGGCGCGCTATGGCGACGGGGAATTCAAGCTGGCGCTGGGCCGCAAGTGCATTTCGCAGCCCGCCGACAAGGATCTGTCGATCGAACTACGCGACATCCTGATGCGGCCGCCGAAGGGCTGCCTGCCGTGCCTTCCGTCACCGTTCGGCGGCACCCCGCGCAAGGAATCCTGGCTGAACTTCGCGACACCGACCTACACGCAGCTGCTGGACATGCGGCGGGAATATGGATCGGCGTTCGTTACCCGGCCCGATTCCGCGCCATGGATCGATACGCCGGCGTACTGGAACAAGATCAAAAGCCTGTGGCGCGGGCGCAATGTGACGCTGGTGATCGGCACCCAGCGGTCGCTGCGCCGCGAAATGATCGAAAGCGAATGCGCCAGCTTGCGCGTCGTCACCGGTCCCAGCGGCCAAAAGGGCGACGGCGCTTATGCGAAGGTCAGCCAGATCGAAGAAGAAATCGGAACGCCAGGCGGCCCGGTGATCATGTGTCTGGGCGCGACCGCCACGGTCCTGGCCGCCCGCCTGGCGCGCCGCGGCGTCCATGCGATCGATCTGGGGCACATCGGCATGTTCATGCGCAGCGCCGGCGCCTACCGCTACCAGCTGGACGATCTGATCAGTCCGGCCTACCGGCACCAGCTTCTGCTGAAGCATGCCAGCAAGAAAAAGTGGGGCAACGACGGCGCGAAGCACGTCGAAGCGGTGCGGGCCTTTGCTGCCGAACTGCAGCCAGAAACGATACTGGACTACGGCTGCGGCCGGATGCAGCTGGCCGAAGCGATGGCGCCGGTGCGGGTGTCCGGCTTCGATCCGGGTGTCGCCGGGAAAGAAGGCATGCCGAAGCCCTGCGATCTGCTGGTCTGCACCGATGTCCTTGAGCATTGCGAACTCGAGCGCCTGAACAACATCTTCGGCCACATGCATTCGGTGGCGCTGAAAGGCGCTTATGTCGTGATCGCCACGCGGCCGGCGCGCGAACATCTGGCCGACGGCCGCAACGCGCATCTGATCGTGAAGCCGGCGTCCTGGTGGATGAAGGGGCTGGAAGTCACCGGCTGGCAGATCGCGCGGTCAGAAATCGACGAAGGAAGGGAAGTGCGGCTGTGGCTGAAGAAGTCCGCCTGATCGAACGCGACGGCTATTGGTGGCCCGACTATGACGCGGACTATCCCGGCCTGACCTACGCGCTTCAGCGCAACGCCAAAGACATCGCCGTGTCGGCGGCGCTTTGCAGGAAGCGCAAGCTGTGTGTCCAGGCTGGCGGTCACATCGGGATCTGGCCGTTGGCGCTGGCATGGATGTTCGATGGGGTGATCACCTTCGAACCGCAGCCTGCAGCGTTCGCTGCTTTGGGACGGAACATCGCGCACGAACACCGCCGCATCCGCGCCTTCCCGTTCGCGCTTGGCGAATATACCGGCCGGATGCGGATGCAGGCCGGCCAGAATTCCGCGACATGGCGCAGGGTCGAAGCTGTGCCGCTATTTCCACAGGTCAGCGTCGAACAGCGCACGATCGATGACATGGTGAAAAAGTCCGAAGATGTCGGCGCGATCTATCTGGACGTCGAAGGTGGCGAACTGGCTGCGATTCTGGGCGGCATGGAGACGATCCGCCGATGCAAGCCGGTGCTGCATCTGGAAGTGTTCGAACAGAACCGCGCGGAACTCGAAGCCGTGGTCTTCGCCCTTGGCTACAAGTTCGTGCGGACCGTTCACAAGGACAGCGTCTATGTCCCTGCCTGACATCAAGGTGTCGGATTCCGCTTTCGCTTATCTGGAAATCCAGCGCGGCGGGATCTGGAATGAACGCAAGGACCGCAAGAAGTGGCTGGACGCATACCGGCGATCGCTTGCCGATGACTTCGAAACGATCCAGCCCTGGCTGACGCCGGGAAAACCGCTGCGCGGTGTGCTGGACGTGGGCGGCGGCATGGCAGGCATCGGCCTGCTTCTGCGTCACTATCAGCCGGGCGTTCCCTACTGGATTCTGGACGGCGTTGCAGATCCGCCAAAGATGCAAAGCCACAGCGAAACCTTCAGCAACGCGGCGACATGCGCCCTGTTCTGGCGGGACAATGACGAACCGGCGCCGGGATTTCTTGTCGCCGGCGCGCCGCTGATGATCGATCTGGTGATCAGCACACAGGCGTGGTGCTTCCACTTCAATCCGGAAATTTATCTGGATGACGTTCGAAACGTACTTCTGCCAGGCGCGCTGCTGATTGTCGATGTGCGCCGTGATTACGGAACATGGCGCCGCATCCTGCGCGAAGCTTTCGAAGAAGTCGGAATCGCCAAGCAGACAGAAAAGTCGGAACGGGTGGTGTTCCGTGCGGCCTGATGTCGTGTCGATCGTCGCCGGCGGCTGGTCGGCATCTGCCGTCGATCTGGACCGCCTGCCTGGCATCGTGATCGGCGTGAACGACGCCGGCATACTGATCCCCTGCGACTTCGCGGTCAGCATGGACCGGCTGTGGTCGGAAGGCCGCTGGCCGGATCTGGTCAAGCGCCAGCGCGAAACCTATCTGCGCGATGCGGCCGCGAAGAATGTCGACCGACCGGATTGGCTGCACCTGTTCGGCTGCGACTATAAAAGCAGCATCTTTTCGCACCAGCTGACGACGCTGAACGGAACGAATTCCGGCTTCTGCGGCCTGAACCTGGCGTTCATCCTGCGGCCCGTGCGCCTGCTGATGTTCGGCTTCGACATGAACCGCAGCCCAGATGGACGCGCTTACTGGCATGCGCCCTATCCATGGTCGAAGCCGCAGGGCAATACGAAGGACGGCAAATATGCCGAATGGGCCGGTCAGTTCGAAGCTGCAGCGCGCAGCTTTCGCGATGCCGGAATTTCTGTGTTCAATGTCAGTGCAACGAGCGCCATCCAAGCATTCGCAAGGATCACGCCGAAGCAATTTAGGAGTGAATTTCCATGAAGGGTAAGGACATCACGATTTGCCTTCCGTTCTATCGGAACGCGGGAATGCTTTCAGAGCAATGCCGGCGCCTGCGGGCGATGCCCGACGAACTGCGCGAACATCTTAGGCTGATCGTCGTCGACGACGGGTCGACGATCCTGCAGGCCGACGAACAGACGCTTCCGGAATATGCGGTCGCGGCCAAGCATGAAGACATCGGCATGCCGTTCGAACTTTATCGGCTGACGGTGAACATCCGCTGGAACCAGGATGCCTGCCGAAATCTGGCAGTTGATAAGGCGAGGACTGATTGGGTGCTGCTGACCGACATCGATCACCTTCCGCCAGTTGGAACGCTGCGCGCGCTGGTGTTGATGAAGCTTGACGAACATCGGGTTTATAATTTCACGCGGGTGACGCTGGAAAAGCGCGGAACATTGAGCGATTACCATCCGCATCCGAACAGCTGGTTTCTGACGCGCGCCGCATATCGCAGGATCGGCGGCTACGACGAACGCTTCGCCGGCCTGTACGGCACCGACGCCGACTTCAAGGAACGGGTGGCCGCGACATTCGGCGATCCGATCAGGCTGGATCTGCCGTTGATCCGGGTGCCGCGTGACACGATCCCCGATGCATCGACGACGACGTACTTCCGCAAGGAAAAATGCGATGAAGCGCTGAAGGTGATGCGCAAGCAGCGCAACCTGACGCCAGGCTGGCAGCCGATCCGGCTGTCCTTTCCGTGGGAACGGATCGCGTGAAGCCGGAATTTTCGGTCGTCACGTTCAAGTGGAAGCCGAAGGGCGAATATAGATCGACCTTCGGGCCGGAAACCGTGAACACACTTTTCAGCATGGTACGGCGGCACTTCCCCGTGCCATTTCGCGCGATCTGCGTCACCGACGATCCCGCCGGCATAGATCCCGACATCGAAATCGTCCCGCTATGGGATGACTTCGCCGATCTGGAAAACCCCAGCGGGCCGCTGAACCCAAGCTGCTACCGCCGGCTGCGCATGTTCGCGCCCAGCGCCGGGAAGATGTTCGGACCGCGGTTCGTGTCGCTGGATCTGGACGTCGTGATCGTCGGCGATATGCGGCCGTTGTGGCTGCGGCCCGAACCGTTCGTGATCTGGGGCGATACC